TCATAATTGCCGCACGATTTTTTACCCCATTTTTCGGAGCGATTTTTGCACAAATTTTTGTAGCAAATTTTGTTGAAATTCACGGTACAAATTTTGACACAATTTTTGACACGATTTTTGACACAAATTTTGACACGATTTTTTGTTAGAAAATGTTTCACGTGAAACACAAGAAAAAACACGGTATATTTCAACCGTGTTTTTATTAGTAGTTATTTAGTTGTTTTTGTTAGTCAACTATTGCACTTTCAAAATCAAGGGTATTGTGTGCAATTTCACTGATTAAATCACCAACGGTTTTAACAAGAAATGCACTTGTAAAATCAATGGTTAAATTTTCTCTTTCAACGTCCACAACTGTTACTTTTTTGATTGCATTACCTTCAAACGCTTTTTCAAATGCTTTTTTTATATCACCCTTTGACGGTTTACCGTAAAACAAATGCTTGTGTGTTCCGTTTGGGGTATCATCAGAAAATGTTACATAAAATGTTGCGATTGTTACGGGTGTTTTCATTGTACTTGTCATAGTGTTTACCTCACTTTCTTATTTAGTGCTTTTGCACTTGTTTTTGTTTACAAGTATATTTTAACATCAATAGAAAGTTTTGTCAACACTTTTTTCAAGAATTTTTCAACATTTTATTAACAAGTTTTTGCACCTCATTATAGTTATAACCTAAACTTGTTAATTTGTCTTTTCTTTCTTGTCTGTTACCGTAAACACCTTTTATAACATCTTTTGCAACCTTTTCTAAATCGGTTGTTTTAGTTTCGGGGGTTGCGTTTTCTTGTTTCACTCTGATAAAACATTCTATTTCTTTATTTGATTTATCAATAACACGTGTTCCAACTTGTTTACTTTTGTTACCCTCTACAACATAAAGTTTTGTACCGTCTATTTTATAAATTATTCCCACGTGGTCAAGTGTTCCATTATTATCCCAATCATAAATAATTAAATCTTCAACTTTTGGTGTTTTAACTACTTGTTTATTTGCGGTTGCTAATTTGTTCATATAATAACAACTACATTCAAACGGGGGGTTGATTGCTTTACACATCATTAAAACATAACTAACAAACGTTGCACACCAACTATCAGAATATGTTACACGATACCCACGGGGTAAAGGTTTAATTGTGTTGTACCCGTCAACAATTTGTTTGTGTTGCTTGCTACCTTGTTTAACACCTACAAAATCAAGTGCAAATTGTGAAAATGTTTTCATTGTTTATACCTCACTTTCTTTTATAAATACACCATTCTTTAACAACGTTTCAATTTCTTCTTTTTCTTCATTAGTTGCGGTTGTGATTAACTGTATATCAGATATTTCACAATAACCCGTAACACTTCCAACGGTATCAAATACAATAGTTGCTTTACCAAAAATATCATTAGCATAATACGGGATATTTCGCACTATTTCAATAAATGCGTTATCAATCAAATTTTCGTTTGCGTTTGATAATTGATTAACTATTGAATTGTTTTGTTTCTGTATAAATGGAATTTGTGTTACAATATTTGTTGTTTCACTATGTATAATTTCACCCGTGAAACTACTACTAATATTAACGGTACAATTTCCACTATATAAATCAACAATATATTGAATTGAAATAGTTTTATCAATAACGTTATCAACATCAAGTATAATTGGATTAAAAAACGGTAAACGTAAAGTGCAAGTTGTATTTAAATAATCATACACGTTATTATATTTGTTTGGTGCTGTTATCAATCCCCCGTTAATATATAACTTGCTATCAATCAACATTGTACTTTCAACGTTACTATCATAATTACCTAAAATTATGTTATCCCGTTCACCGATAATATCACGGGAAATTTCAAACGGTAAAACATAAAGTTGTGTAATAAATTCCCCATAATCAACGGTTGTTCCCTCACTATCAACAAAACGTGCAACCGCTAATTGTTTCATTTCAGAATTTGTTACACGGTACAAATTAACAAAAGTGCTAACTAATTCACTTTCTTTTGTTGCACCATAGTAACTATTTAAATCAATATCGTAACTATTCCACGTTGCAACATAATCTATTGTTAAAATTGTTTGTTCTTCATTTTTAGAAAACTGATCAGTTATAGCGGTATCAAGGTTTTTATATGTATAAACACCCTTGAAAGTATAACCCGTGTTAGCGGTTATAGTTACAATTTTATCATCTGTAATTTCTTCACCGTTTTCATAGTTGCAAACACAATTATTTAATTCACCCGTTATATAAACATAGTGTATTTTTTTACCCATTGCAACAACACTAATATTTTCAGTTGCTACACCCGTTATAGTTGCGGTTAATTTATCATCACTAATAACAACCGTTCCTATATTGCAAGTTATTGTGTTGATTTTATAACCGTTATTAGCGTGATAAATTAGCGTAAAATCTGTATTTTCTTCAACCTTTATGGGGTTATTTTTATCAGCACTAACATTAGTTAAATTTGTTTCAACATCATAATAAACCGCTGGAGTGTTAGCAACCATTGTTATTACAACATCTTTATCAACGTTTTCAACTGTCCAACTTGCAAAATATTTCCCGATAATGTCAAAACTACCCGTGTTACAACTACATAATTCAGCAACAAACTTTTTACCCGTTCCACTATCGTATGTAATAGTTTTTGTTGTTCCCTCTGTAATAGTTGTATCGGTATTATTTGACGTGCAACCCGTCAAATTTTCGGTTATGGTGAAATTCTGTAATACTTTTTTGGGGGTTGCTTTAACGTTATTATCAACTCTAAATTGTGCCGACCAATTACCCCAATTATCATACATATCACCACTAACCAAATTAACGGTTATTTCTGTATAATCATCATTATATGTTAATGTATAATCGGTACAATACCACGTTCCTATACTATTAACAAACATTCTAAAACCGCTAAAATTAACTAACGGTGTTTCATCATTTAACGGGTTGAAACTGTAATTATCTTTTGCACGTATTTTAAATGATTTATCGCTTGTTGTTGCGTTCCAACGTCCATCACTACCAACCGCAACACCGTTTTCATTCAGTATATCATAATTGTTATTTTGACAAATATTATAATTGCTTGCGTTTAATGTCATTGTTGCCATTACAATACACCCCCTATTGTTACTAAAATTTTCTCTTTAACATCTAAATCAAAAGTAACGGTTGAACGGTATAAATCAACCTCTTTCTTTATTTCACTTTCATAACTATCATTATAATAATTATTTATGTTTGTTTGTTTACTGATTAAACCGCTACTATTTGCAATATCTGTTTTAAAACTTTCTAACACATCAACTTTTAATGTGATATTATAAACCCCGTTAGGGAATAACTCTATTTTATCAACAAAATAAAATCGGTGAAATTCGGGGATATACGCATAATTAAAAAGAATGATGTTATCAGAATGTAAAACAACAACGGGGGTTTTTATATCTGTTTCACCCTTTAATTTTATTTCATATTCTGTTTCGTTAGAAAGTGTTTTATTGATTGTATTATTGCTATCACTTGTGTTATACATTTTCATTATCATTTTCAACACCTCACTTTATTAAAAAACGGGTAACGGGTTTTTAGTGTTTACCCGTCACCCGTTAATGTTACAAGTAACTGTTTAAATTATGCAATATAGAATACTACAAAATTTTCGTTCAAGTCATTAAAATAACTTGCATCAAACTTGTAATAGTTGTTGTAAAATTCCGCTTTAGCGTTATAGTTAGTTGTTACACGTCTATCAGAATTGCAAACACCCATACTATCACGGTCATACATAATAGCAAGAATACCCGTTACACTAACATCTTTTGTCTCATTCCCGTTAGGAATTGCAACATCAATTTTTGATACATCAGCAAAACTGTAAGTTGTTCCGCTACCTTGCCAATACGGTACACTTTCACAATTAGGAAGAGCAACCAAATCATTGTGATATGTATCACTTTCAAGATATACACTTGCACTATTCTTAAAATCAGACAACATTACAATATTCAGCATATCGGACGGGGTAAAACGTTCCTTTTTCCCCACGTTGAAAAGTGTACTGATTTTAGAAAGTCTATCCTTGTATGTTGAAATAATGAAACTTGCATAACGGATAAATTCGGGGGTTGTGAGTGCTTTATCGACCGTTAAATTTGTACCAAATTTAGCGTTATAATCCTTTAACAGATTAACCGCTTTTGTTCCGCTATGTGCTGCAAGTGTTTCATTATCAGCAATTTCACTATTGACGGTGTTAGCAATCATACTGTTAATAGTACGCATTACCAAACTATCAATTTTAATTGCCATTGACTTATCAACCGCATTATAAATCATAGAAACAAAACCGTTCAACTGTGCAACACTTGAAAAACTTTCTTTCACCTGCAATTCAGTAAACGACATAGGTACTTCAAATGTTACCTTGCTATTAAAGAATTTTGCACTAACAGACGGTTTATAAAATACGTCCTGTGAGTACGTTTCACCGTCCGTTAAATTCCAACTATCGTTTTCGGTTGCGTTTGGAATATCAGCACTAATTTTTTCAAGTACGCTACCAAACTCCCAACTATCCATTAACATTGAGGGAATATTTCCGCTATATGGACGGTTTACAAAAATAACCTTGCCAATATGATTTACAAGTGATTTAACATAGTTATCAACACTTGCATTATCAAAAATTTCTTTACCCAAATCAACAACGTTAGATAAATCCTCTTTAACAATATCGGTTTTTCCAATAACCTCACTTGTTACGTTGTTCATTAGTGAATAAATCTGTTCAACTTTCATTTTTACTACCTCACTTTCTTTTAATCAAAACTAAATATTTTTAACGTGATTATTTCATTCACGTCTGTAAAGATTGTATCATACACAAAATTATTTGTCAAGAACAAAACCACATTATTTAGTGTTTCGGGTGAAAGTCTATCAATATATTGTGTACGGGTTTTTGTTAAATCGTCATAATGGGTTTTACTGTTTTCAGTATCATTATCATTATTAACAAAATTTTCGTCATTGTACGCACTAACTTTATTTGTACTTTCTCTATCTGTAATAATATCACCCGTATCAACAATAGTTTCAGTTAGTTTTTCAGAGTACGTTTCTAAACCCGTTGTCTTAGATAAAATAAACGCTTGTAAACTATTCCATTTTGTAGTAAAAAACCCGTTAATAATTTCCGCTACATCTTCAATAGTATTATTCAAGTAAATGTTACTTAAAAATCTTTCACCAAACATATTACTATAATACATATCAAGTTTTTCGGGTGAAATAAAATCAAATACACCCAAATCAACTCCGTTATTTTTCATTGTTTGAAATAGTGTAAAACTTTCCAACTCTTTTACTTTCTTTCTATTCATTGTTATTACCTCACTTTCACTATAATTTGATTATTCCAATAAATACAATGTGTTGCAAGTTGTTTTATTTTCTGTAAATATGTTTGGTATTCGGGAACGTATATTTTAACATCTGTTTCAACGTCTAAATCATACTCTAAAAATCCCTCCATTTCCATATCTAATAAAACAAGTTTATATAATTCGTTTATCACGGGTTTTAGTGTGTTGTTTAAAGAAATAATTTTGTTGTTTTCTTCTTTTATTTCTTGTATTTCTTTTATCAAATCTTTTAACAACATTTCTAAACCGCTTGCAATATCGCTAAACCCCGTGTTAAAAATAGGTTGTATTTGTGTTATTGTTTGGGTTAATTTGTCAATAGGATAAATACAACTATTAACGGTTATATTACTACAACCGTTAATAGTGTTTATAACATCATTAGTTGAATTAACAATATTATTACAACCGTTTGAAATATTTACTAAATCACGTTTTATTTCTTGCACCGTTGCCATAATAACACCCCCGTTAATCAACTAAATTTGTGTAACATTCCCCCACATAATCACACCACACACAAACGTGTTTACATTGTTTCTTCTTCATCATCATCACTTGTTTCGGGGTTATTCTCTGTTTCTTCATTTCCCGTTTCATCAATATCAGATTGTGTTTCATCATTATCAATTTCCCCGTTATCCTCTGTTTCATCTGTTTCAACGGTTGTTTCATCTGTTTCACCCTCACTTTCATTATCACCCGTTTCAACATCTGTTTCGGGGTTATCCTCTAAATTATCCACACTATCAACATTGTTATCAACATCATTATCAGTTGTTTCAAGTTGTGTTTCTTCAACCTCTGTTTCGGTGTTATGTATGCTTGCACCCTCAAAAACTCTATAATCCCAACTTGAATTAAACTCAACCTCTATATCTGTTTCAAACATTTCATTGATTTTTTCGATTGCTAAACGTCTATTGTTTAACATATCATCAACTAATGGATAAAGGTTATCAGAGTTTGTTTCAATTTCCGCACTTGTCAACCGTTCACGTTTCATATTAAAATTAGCACTTAAACCAATTTCGTTATACATACTTGCTTTTAAATACTGCTCAAACTCAAACAAATCTTTTAAATTAACTTGTGTGTTTGTACTACTGTTATTAACCTTTAAACTATCAAATAGTTTACTTTCAGCAATAACCCCCGTTTTACCCTCAAAAACATCTTTTAAAAACTGTTTAGCACTTTCAACGGTGTTATCATCATTAGCACTTAAAAGGTTTTGTATTCTTTTATTAACGGTTGCTAACATCATTGTTATTTCGTTTTCATTCATCAACGTACAATATTTAACAAACATAGGAATTAAACCAATAGCGTTACTATCGTTTTTAATAACAACACAATCTTTATCAATTTCCCACGTATCATTAAAATTAAAATATGGTACACTAATTGTTGCTATTGTAGGACGGTTATAAACGTCTGTTTCACCCCCTAAACCCCCGTTAATAGCATACAAATCACCGTTAATTTTTCCAACTATTGCAAATCCATTTGTTTGCAATAGTTTTTCTAACTCTGTTTCGGGGATTGTTTCGGGTAAATTGTGATATTTAAACATAATGTTAGAACGGTTAAACATATATGTTACCATATCAGCAACATTTTTTCTTTTGTCTAAATGGTTGTAAATTAGGTTATTATCTAAACCCAAAAAATCAAACTGTTTATTGATATTTCCGTTACGCATTTTTTACACCTCACTTTTTAAATTGAATTAGTGTGTCAATTTTTGCAATCAATTCTTTAATAATATCTGTGTTGTTGTCAATGGTAGTTTTCAACGTTTCTATCGTCTTTTCATTCTGATAAAAAATTATAAGACACATTACAATAGGAAAACCAACCGTTGAAATTCCATTCAAAATAGCGTTTACAACATCAGCACTCATTACACAACACCCCCTTTACATAATTTTAAATAGTTGTTGATAATATCCCCAATTTCGTTATTTTGGTAAAATACACGATTAGTTTCAAAAAACCATAACAACCGCTTTTGTAACGTGTTTTGGGGTTTACATATATTTCTATTATAATTCAATTCATAGTGAAAATCAAGTGTATAAATTAAATCGTTTGTTTCATCTTTTAACGGGGTTGTTTTTTGGTGTATAAATGTAAACATTTCACCGTTAATTTCTACAACCTCACATTGACACAAAAACCCGTTAAATTCTATGAAATAAATAAATTGTATATTTTTGGGTTGATATTTCACGGGTAAATGTGGGTAAATATCTAATTCCCACGCACCCCCCGTTATCATATTCAATTTAGGATTATTAAATGCAAAATAAAAATTGTTCTCTTTTCTATGTTGTGAATTAGCGCAATATTCAACCGCAACTTTTAACGTGCTATCCCCGTATGTATAAACATCTATTGTGCCTTGTTTCATTTCAAGAATATGTGTTAAACCCATTTCTTGAAAATACGGGCAAAATTTATTAACAGTATTCCCACACATATATATTTTAACGTTTGTACGTTGCCTAACTATTGTAGAAATAGTGTTCATAAATAGCACAAATTCATCATTTAAATAAATGTGTTTTGTTATAAATTCATCAAATAAAATTGTTGTAATATTCGGGTATGAAATACTTTTATTGTGTTCTGTTTCTGATAATGCAAACGTATAAGCAAAACAATCATTATCTAAACTATAAACGGGTTTACCGTTTTCATCATAATTACACAAATAAAATTTGCTTGCAAAATACGTTATACCGTGATATTTACCGTTAGTTAGTTTTTCAACCTCATTATTAGAATTTAAAGCGGTAAAAATATCGCTTGCACGTCTACCCGTTATATCCTCTTTCCAACGTCTAACTATTGCAAGTTGCCCCCCGTGTAAACAATATTCTTTTAAACCTTCATATAAAACAGAATATGTTTTACCGTTGGAACGTTCACCAAAAATAACATTATACGTTGCACCCGTCTTTTTAATGTTATCAAGTGAATAAAATTTGTTGTTCTTTTGTTCAACGTTTTTTGTTTTTCTGTTACTCATTTTTTTGTTACCTCACTTTCATTTATTAAATATGCTTGTTACCCGTAAATAAATAACCCTCTTTTAACATAATCAAAAACGTGTTATATTGTTTTGATATTGATAATGTAAAATCACAATCACTTAAATGAATACTTGACAATGATTTTATATAACTTGTTTTACCCTTATAATCTGTTACTTTACCCGACATTTCATCATCAATATATGTATGAGTATTTTTTCCCGTGTATTCGGGGGGTATATATAAGTTATCATTAAACATTTCAAATACTTTTGTATTATCCCCGTTGCATTTTTCAACCATATATTTTACACCATTTTGTTTAGATAAACCCGCTATTGTTATATGTATTTTTCCGTTTTCTTCATACATATAACGTTTTGCACCCAACGTTTTAAAACGGGTATAACAACCCTCATAATCCCACACCCCTATTAACTTTTCAATTCCTTTTATTGTTTTTGGCTTGCATAAATCAAAATCAATTTTTCTAAATTCACACATCAATTTTAACTTTCTTTCAACATCTGAATTATACCATTTTATAAAATCTAAATGTTTTTCATAATTCAAAAGTTTTATACTATCAGTATCACTATAAATATAATCATCACCAATATTTAAAATTCCCGTCCACAAATTTTTTCTTGCATAGGCTGTTACCCAAACACCCCACGGATAATATAAAAATCTGTTTTTACTTGTATTGTATTTGTCTATTTGTTCATTTATTAAATCGGGTGTTATTTGTGTTTTATCCCACGTTTCATTATATGTTATTTCACCCCGTACAATATCAGTAACACACATTCCATAAACACTATTTAACATACCCTTTTTTAATAAATATTCAACCTCTTTACCCTCTACACCTTTTAATGTTGTTTTTGCACCGTACAAATCAAGTATTGATAACAATATCTGTTTCGGTAAATATTGCATATAGAATTTATAACAATTTGTAACAGATATTTTATCATAGTTATAACATTGTTTTATTATCCGTAAATCAATATCGGTTATTGTTGTTTTTAATTCATCACATTCAAAAATTCTACCGTTGTTAATTGTTGCGTTTACCACATCAAAACATTTACTTTCACTTAAATAACTTTCAAAAGTATTTTTAGCGTGTAAACCCTCTATTTTACAATCAAACATTAAACCCACATTTTCATCATTAACTAATTCCCAAAAATCAACCGTTCTAACATCTATTTTAACGGGTTTTGACATAGGGAATTTTTCAGATAACATTACATAGGGGTAACTACTTGTAAAATCTATGCTACTAACGTTTTTATGTAATTTACAAACGTGTTTCATACTTGCGTGAGTAAATCCACCCATAAAGCAACGTTTTAACATTGTGTATTGTGTGGGGGTTAAAACACATTCATTCATCAATTCCCGATAACGTCTAATTTTGCCCCCGATACCCTCTTTTTTATGATTAGTTTTGTTGTAGTGTAAACAGTTATCTTTTACAAACTTTCTAACTCTACCCGTATTTGTCAACGGGATTTTTGTTATATCCCCGTATTGTTCTATTTGTTCATTTATATAATATAAAATAATTTCTACATCATTATTACAATAATCTAATTCTTGTGTTGTTAATTCTGTTTCAAATGTTCTAACTTTTTTATAATCCAAATCACCAACTAATTTTTTTATTTTATGTGTTACCAAATTTTCCGCTAATTTTCCCAAACTATAACCACTTAAAATATAACTATCCCTAAATTCTATACCGTACGTTGTCAACGCTTTTATCGGTTTTCTATCATCAACCGCAAACACATTTACCCATTCAAAATATTTTCGCATAAATTGAAACTCATAACTCAAATTATGGACGTAAACTATTAAACGGTTGTTTTCATCAAGTTCAAATTGTTCTTGCAACTTTTCACATAATTCAATGAATTGTTCCCACGTTCTACCATAACAAATAAAATTCTTGTCTTTTATGCCAAACGTCCATTCATACATAAATGCAAATTTTTGTTCATTTAACATTGTGCTACTTGTTTCAATATCAAAACCACATTCAACATTGTAATAATACACAACACTTTTACTATGATTTTCAAATTGTGCAACCGTGTTAATTTGTGGTAAATTTTCAAGTGTGAAATTTTCGTATTTTATCACGGTTGCACCCCCTTCTATATTTCTACAAAATCCCAATCGTTACCGACCGCATAACCCTCTTTTTTATCTTCAACGGGTTGTACTTTTTCCATAAACTGTAAAAATCTTTCTAATTGTTCATCAGATGAAATTGCACTTGCTAAATCGGTATTAGTATTATTAACATAAGTGTTTATTTGTTGCCATATTTTTTGATAATCAAGTGCTTGTGCGGATTGATTTATTAACATATTATATTGTTTTATTTTTTCCGCTAATTCAAAAAATTGTTTTGATTTACTTTTTAAATCCTCTAAACCCCTATATTTAATACCCGTATTTTCAGCCATTTCACGCAAAAATTTATTTGCTTGTCTAACGGTACTTGTTCTATCATCAAGAAAGTGCTTTAACCGCCAATATTCAGATTGTAATTGATTGTAATTTTTACCACGTACACTAAACTTTATTGCTCCGTGTTGTTCCCATTCTCTATAAGCAGGCAATAAAGTTAAATTATTACTTTCAAGACGATTTAACCGCTTGTTTGCCATACTTGCCATTCTTGACACTTCTTTTTTTAACTCTAAATATTTATCGCTTGCAAGTTTTACAGACATTCAAACACCCCCTTTAAAAATTCTTCCTTTTGCGTTTCGTTTGCTACATCATAATATAACGTTAAATATAAAATATTGTTTGCACGTCCATTTTCAAACGCACTAACATTTTTTATATTTGTATTCGTTATTTCGCAAAAATCAACTAATTTAATGTTTAGTGTTTTAATGCGAAAATCACGACAAAATAAAGATATTTTTTCAATCATTAAAATCACCTCACTTATAAAATAACGGGGGTATGTTGCAACCCCCGTTAAACCGTATGTTAAAATACCCGTGTTAGTAATCAATGAAATTTACACTATAACACAACTCTTTTCTATTCGGTGTTTCATAAGTGTAAATAGTGAAACCAAACTCACCATTGTTAATCTGTTCAACCGCTTCTTTATCAGCAATAATTTCTTTTGCCAAATCGGTTAAATGTTTCGGTAAATTTACCAATTCATTATCAGTTGCAATAACAGGGCTTTCACCATATTTACTTTTCTTGTTTATATAGATTGCATTAACCTTATAAACAAAATCTTCACCGTTATCATTAAACAAATCGTGTAATGAACGGTACTCAAAATTTTCGGGTATCTCAAAATCAAATTTTTTACCCCTATTAAATCTACTTGCAACACCCATTTTAATTACCTCACTTTCTTTAATTTGCACTATTTGAAATAGTGTGTTGCTATCAAGTTACAATGTCATTATACACCCCACTAAATCTAATGTCAATAGTTAATTTTAAAAATTTTTCAACCTATTTTTATATGAAATTTTTTCTTGTGTTTCACGTGAAACATTTTCTAACAAAAAATCGTGTCAAAATTTGTGTCAAAAATCGTGTCAAAAATTGTGTCAAAATTTGTACCGTGAATTTCAACAAAATTTGCTACAAAAATTTGTGCAAAAATCGCTCCGAAAAATGGGGTAAAAAATCGTGCGGCAATTATGA